GAAACATTACTTCCTTGCGCTCTTAAATATTTATTTCCACTTAATGGTTTTACTGTAAACTCGTTTGCTTCTTCTATTGTGGGTGGAAAAACATTACCTTCTGTGCCTGTGCCTAAAACCCAGCCATCTGTATCGTATAAAAATTGCGAGTTTTGATTTATAAAATTTAGATTTAATAGTTCAGTTAAAAATTTAGTTTCAAGCATCGGTTTTTGATACTGTTTTACTAAACTTCTATTCAAAGGAATTAAATCTTCTGGACAATTAATTAAAATATCTTCATCTTTTGTTTCTACATAAGTACCCTCTGAATCAAAAACTTTATAGTTAATTTGTTCAGTTCCTTGATTTAGGTAATCTATTTGATATGTTCTAATTAATCCCATTATGCTACACCATCTTGATTTAATAAAACAGAAGTGATTGCTGTGTTACTTCCAGAAGGGTAAAATGTTATTTGCCCTTTTCTGTTTCTCGCTCCTGTATTTGCATCAAATTTAACTCTTATTGTTGTGTTACCAGTTGCTCCTGTGCTTGGCGATAAAGTAATCCAAGTTCTACCAGCTTCTGCTCTAAAGTTTCCATCAGCTGTAACAGTTAAATCAAAGTACCCCCCATTTTCATTTATATCATAATCTGGTGCTGGACTAAAACTTAAACTTGTCGCTGGTGCAGAACCTACAGGCGCACCACTTACTGTTATTGTTGCACTATCATCGGCAACTCCAATAGTTCCAGATATAGTTACTCTAATTGTGCTATCTGAAATTTTATTTACAGACAAACTATCATAAGGTGAACTGTCAGCAATTACAGTTATATTTCCAGCACTTTGCCATTTATAACCAGAACTTGCATTTATATCAAATGTTTTAGTATATGCTTTTCCGCTTCCAGCTGTAGCAGAAAAACTTGTAGGTGATACAGTCGCATTAGATAAACCACTATTGCTAACTGAATAACTATGAGTAAACTGCTGAACATTAGCTGCACCAGTTACAAAGTAGTTTCCTATATGACCTCCTGTTGGCAAAGTACCAGTAACTGTTAGTCTTACAAAATCACCTACTAATTGTTTGCTAATAGAAAAACCACCAGAAACAGATATGCTTGTTATTTGTGCCGCACTTGTAAATTCTCCAGAAGTAGAAACGACATTAAATCTCATTGAAAAACTATTTCCAACTTCACTCGCTGTAAAATGATAAGTTCCTGTAACTGGAGATAAATAAGCATTAGAAACATTATCAACTCCTGTTAACTCTATTTTATAGTAAACAGTAGGTGTTTCAGCTGGCACAGGGTCATCTGCTATTGGATCATCTGGTGGCACAATACCAGCATCACTATTTGTAGGTGTTACAGTTTGTTCATCTACATTGAGGTAAAAAAATGCCGAATCGTATTGGTTATTAATATCGTACCCAATTACTTGATATAAATCGCCATCTTCACTTAAAGCTACACTTCCTAAATCTAAAACACCAAAACCGCTTTGACCTTTTGTTTGAGTTACTGTAGTGTTATCTGGTCTTGTCCAAGTTATTGTATGTAAATCAGTACCAGAGTTTTGTACTCTTAAATCATATTGAGTACCATCATTATACATTGGGTCTTGCCCAACTATTGTAATATCTGGCGAACCATAAACAGGCTCTGCTACTGGTTCATCTGGCTCATTTACAATATCTTCAACACTTGGCGCAACTGTACCTTGTACTATCCTATTATCTATTAAACTTGAATTGTTTACTATGTACCATTTTGCAAATGACTGAAATATTCTACTATTAGTCATTTTTAAAATATATCGTAAAGCATCTTTTGCATTTATTAAATTCAAATTGTCGTCTGAAAATATATAACGATTTACTTCTATATCGTGGAAAATAGTATCATTTGCAGCACCCCCATTTTTTCTAATATCATTTGCAATATAGATAGGGAAACTATGCCCTGTAAGTTTTAGAATTTCTTTTAAGTAGAAAAAGAGTTGTTCTTTATTATTTGCATTATCGGTAGGGTAAGGCACATCGAAAGAATCTAAAATTCCAAGTCCATCAAACGCTTCTAAAGATATTTGATATGGTGCAGTAATTACTGCCTCTTGATAATTGTCATTAACAATAAACCCTTCCCATATAGGGTTGTAAAAAACCTCGCTTCCAAGTTTACTTTGATCCCAAGTTTGGTCGATTAAATTCCAAGGCAAATCTTCTTTGTCATAGTCAGAACCGAAAGAGGTGTACTCTAATATTTTTACTTTATATTCTCGTTCTCCAGACTTATAGAATTCATCATAAGTTGTCGCATCTGTAACAAAAAAATTTAATTTACAGCGTGAGCCAATTATAGGGGAATAAATATCATCATCTGCATCCCATTCTATAACTGCTGGTGACCCTGTACCTATAAGCTGTGTTGGTTGTGTTCCGAGATTAAAAGGGTCAACATCGAAGTCTTTCTGTAGTATTTCAATTTTAAACTTGTTATTCTCTACGTCAGAAAAAAACAATTCATATTTTAATCCGTATGCCATTATAAAAGTCTGCTTCTATTTTTCTCTGCTCTTTGTAAAGCAACTACTAAATCTTGACCCTGTACTCTAAATTCACCAGACACATTTACGTTTTGACCTCCTGTTTGCCCTATCATTCCTTTTAATTTATCAAGTGGCGCTATAACTTCTGGGTTGCTTCTTGCTCCAGCATATTCTCCCATAAGTCCTAAAGTTGGCCCAGAAACGATACCCCCATTTGCAAATGGTACAGCTCCTTGTGGCATACCAGCCATCATAGAAAATATTTTTGAAAAAGAACCTAAACTACTTCCACCAGCAGACATACCACCAGTTAGAGCAAATAAAATTGCAGCTACAGCAGCGGCAGCAGCAAGTTTAATTATTAGTTGTTTAAGTCCATCTATAAGAGGTTTCAAAAAACTACCACCTTCACCTAATGAAATAAAAGAATCCATCAAAATACCTCCTAATGTACCTGCCCAATATTCTGTGCTTTCTTGTGCATTTTTTATAGTATTTCCAATTTCTTTTACTTTTTCGTTTGTTGTTTTTATTTTTTCTGGGTCAAGACCTATACCACCATCTAATTTTTGAGCGACAACTGTAAATGGATTTAAAACTTTAAATGTATTTGATAAATCTTGATTTAATTTTTTTGTTTCAGTTGCAGTATTTTTTGCTCCTGTTTCTACAAAAGTGAAAAACTTTTTTACCTGACTAAAGGTAGATGGTAAGTCATTATAATTTTTTAATAATTGTGCTGTTTCCTTATTAGTCTTTCTTTCTTCTTGACCTACTTTCTTAATTTTATCAGCTATTTCATCAAATTCTTTATTGATGTCTGTAAAATCTGCATCAAAACCTTCCTCAAAAAATTTTTTAATTACAGCGCCATATCTGTTCATCGTATTGATAAACAACTGAAATTTTTCTGTTGCCCAACTCAATGAATTTATTAATGCTGTTTTAATTGTTATTTCAAGGTCATTAAGAATATTTTGTAAATCATTAGCAGCTAAAACTAAACCTATAATTCCAGCAACAACTAAACCTATTGGCGAAATAATTACACCAATGGCACTTACTAAACCACCTAAAGCCATAATTATAGTTGGCAATGCTGTAAGTATTAAACCTAAACTAACAGAAAAGTTTTTCATTTCTGGACTTAATCTTTGAAATGAATTGTAAAGTTTTAGAACAAAACTGCTAAACTTTTGTATTAAAGGCACAACTGCTGTCAATAAAACAGAACCTAATTCAGTTAATGAAATTTTAATATCATTAAATGCTTTTTGCATTTTAAAGGCAGAAGATTCTTGTAAGGTATCAAATGCCTCTGATGTAATACCGACAGTATTATTCATACTGTCAAATATTTTTTCTGTTGTAGATAGGTTATTTCCTAATAAATCAAGAACCCCAGATAATGCCCTAACATTTCCAAAAACTTTACCTTGTGCTTCTTCATTATCACCGAAAGCAACTGTTAGAGTTTTTAAAGTTTCTAATAACCCTTCCTCTCTTATTTGCTCTCTTAAACCTTTTGCAGACAATCCAAATTCTTGTAAAGTATCATTTGCCTGTTTTGATGGTTTTAAAAGAGAAAATAAAATGCCTCTAATTTGAGTAGCAGCCATTGAGGCATCAGTACCAGTTCTGGACATTGCAGCAAACGTAGCACCGACTTCACTAAATCTTACCCCTAATTGTGAGGCAATAGGCAAAACTGTACCCATAGATTGTGCTAAACTATCTGCTGATAATTTACCTTCTCTTACAGCACCAGTTAAAATATCTGTTGCTTCACTTGCTGATAAATTCTCAATTCCATAGGCATTTAAGGCTGATGTTGCCAAGTCAGCAACTACTTTTGTTTCACCTAATCCTATGGCTGATGCCTTTAAAGACTGTTCTAAAACAGCCATTGCAGATTCACCTCTCAAACCAGCCGAAGTGATAAAGAATAATGCTTCGGCAGCTTCGGATGCACTTTTTCCTGTAGCTTGTGCCATTCTTGTGGCTGCAACACCCATTCTATCTACTTCATCAGTAGCGACACCAACAAGTGTCTTAATTTGTGTCATTGATTTATCAAAATCAGCAGCCATTTTTATAGCAGAACCACCTACAGCAATAAGTGGTAAAGCTAATCTGGTTTGCAACTGACTGCCTAATGCAGTCATATTTGATCCAAAAGTTTTTAATCTTGCAGATGCGCTTTTTAAGGAGTTTTGTAACCCCCTTGTATCTGCTAATATTTTTACTCTTAAAAGATTCTCTGCCATAGGACAAAAATACTAAAAAAAAAGGGGTTATATTTTAACCCCAGCTTGTTGAACTTTTTCTTTAAACCACTCAAATTGATCTTTCGTACTTTTAGGCTTTTCTTTTTGAATAAATTTATCTTGTGGCAAAGGAAATAATTTTTGAGGCTTTATCATTTGACTACGCTTCTGGCAATTTACATTATGTATTAGAGTTGCCAAGTAACGAATTCTCTCCCATTCAAGGTTCTGTTTTATGTTATACGATTCACCTAAACGCTGATTCTCTGCCCAAGTGTTAAACCAAAATTCATTTGGGTTTATGCCGACTTGACCTATATAATAATCAAGCAGAGTTTCCCACGTTAGGCTGTCGGCTTCTCCTTTCCCTCGCTTTCAGCTTTTGTAGGATTTCTTTCAATTCCCATATTTAGGTCATTTCCTAAAATACGAGACTGCATCATAGTATTAACTATTTTTTCAAGTTCAGCAGCATCTAAATCTTCAAGCCACCCCCCTACTTTGTAAATCGTATAATCTATTTGATTTCCTTCCTCTTGATCGTATGCCAAAAGACCAGAATAAACTAAAGCACGAATCCCAGAAATAGAAATACCACCTTCAAAAACCTCTCCGATTTTGTCAAGTGGTATGCCCAATTCTTCTGTAAAGGCTGCCCAGAAATTCATACTAAAATGCATCGTTCTGGATTGCCCACCAATATTTATGGTATGATAACCTCTCTTTTTGTTTGCCATTATGTTAGGGATTTAATTAAGCGTTGTTAGATGCTGTAATTGCTCCAGTAAGTGTGATTGATCCACTATAAGAAACTGGTGATTCCATCTCTGCACTAACTTCGATAGAGTTTAAATAACCCTCTGCTGTGTAGATTCTTTCTCCAGAAGTTGAAGTACCAAAAACACAAGTCACTTGTGTGCCAGCCAACAAATAGTCTGCAATCTCATTAGCATTTGCTGTGTCTGTATAATCTACAAGACCATCAAAAGAAATTTCTCCAGATTTTACTCCAGCTATTACTTCTTGGAAACCATTGCTGTCTTTAGTAGTTGCTTCTGGCAAATCACTTGATAGTGAAATGCTGCAAGAAGTTGTATGTCCTACTGTAGCACCTTCAATGCTTAAAATTAAATTAGTTCCGTTAAATACTGCCATTGTGTTAAAATTTTATACAAATATAGTGATTATTTTATTCTTGTTTTTATGAGAAAAGGCTGTGTAATACCTTTACAACTATAAAGAAAACTACAATACCCACAAAGATAACTTTACCTTTGTCAAATATTAAATCACTTTTCCAATTATCCACCACCCAATCAATAGCGGCTTCTTTAACTATACTCCAATATTTTTTTATCATTTTTTTATTTTAAATAATTTATTATATATTTACAACGTTTTAATCAAGTAACATATTGTTACAAAAAAAGGTGGTTTATATTATTTATAGCCGCCTTTTTTTATTTAAGCAATATATTTCTTGTTAATATATAAAATTGTACTTTAAAAGCAACTTATTTCCTTTTATCTACTTTTAAATATTCTAAATCTTTCATAAAGTCCCTCATTTCTAAAGTAATCTCTCTCACTTCTGCTTCGAGTTGTCTTTGTGCTTTCCAAGTGTACTCTTTCTCGTTGTATTTAAGTTTAGTAACCTCCGCAGCATTAGCATCTATCTTGGCACTCAAAGTATAATAAGAACCAATAATAGAAGCAAACATAGCAGCTATCGTAATTATTTGGGTAATACTGATTGAAACATCAGCTCTACCATCTCCGTTTAAATCAACCTTTGCCATTTAGTTTTTTTGTTATTTGTATTATTGTATATCCTATTGCCAAGACAAGGGAAATCGTTTGAAGATAGGGATTTATCTCCGTTATTGATATTGCTAATGCTATTGCGTTAAATCCGTATATCTTCAATTGTTCCATATTAAAAACTACTCATTTGCCAAATCCGATATTTGACTTGCTTGTAGGGCATCATCAAAAACTTTTACGTGGTCTATAAGTCCATAATACTGCCAATATTGGGTTCCTGCATATACAGGGCCTGAACCTACGATAAAACCTTCATCAGCATAACCCCCATAACCTGTACTATTTTGTGTAACAGAAGCTAAACTTCCATTCACATATAAATCAAAATCGGTGTCTCCAGTTCCAGTTTGAACGACTGCAATATGATACCAAGTACCTGTGGAAAATGTTGCAGTTGTAGTCTTGCGATACACAATTCCATTGCCAATAGTCATACTCTGTCCAGTTACCCATTTTGTAGCTTGTATTCTAATTGTACCACCAACATTCTGACAAACTATAGATATTTTATTTTGTAATATGGCAATTTTTCCAGAAGTGTCAGTAGGTTGTGAAAAATAAGCAAATAAAGAAATACTTTTATTTTGGTCTAAAGTTAATCCAAAATGATTTAAATAACCAGAAGAGGCTTTTTCACCAAGTGCATTGATATTTAAAGAATAATTTCCTACCGCTTTAAATGAACTTGGATAACTAACACTCCCATAAGCCGTCAAATTATAATTATTGTTAGTGTCATTTACGTTATTTTCCATTTCGTAAATAGCAATAGGAGTTAATACTGCTGCTCCAGTACCCTTAAAAAGTTTTTTTCCTAATGCCATTTAGTCAAGGTTTGGTAATTCGTACTCGGCAATACTCGATTTAGTTGTAAGTGCGTTTATTTCGGCTTCTTTTACCCCACAATCGCTTCTTAATGCTGTTCTGGTGTCTAATATATCTTGAGGCGCAGAAGTACCCTCTTGCGCTCTTATAATGTACCAATCAGTTTCTGAAAGTTTTCTATTGTATAAACTTTTTAGGTTTTCTATTTTAGAGGCTTTCATTTCAGCTAAAGTCTGGCTAAATGTTATGTCAATTACAGGGTAAGTAAAAACGCTATTGTCAGCATCCCATTCTAAATCGCCTAAATATTGTGTAGCGGAATTATACTCTGGAGTAACTATATTGTAAAAACCATATTCTTGCAGTTCAGTTTCAGAAAGGTAATTGAAACCCCCCATAACATTGCCCCAGCTTTTAGGAACTGTTGTAAATCTTTTTATTGCGCCATCTATTTGTATTGCTTTCATATTAGGATGCTATTTGTGAGATTTGATACCAAGCTGCGCTGGTAGAAATGAATTTAAATTCTATAAGGTTTTTTGTTGCCGAAGTGTCATCGTAATCACCAGAAATCTTATTGAAAGTTCCAGCAGAACCATTGATGTTTTGTAAAGTCAATGCATAAGAGCCACCCCCTCCTGTTACTTCTAAAGTAACTACATCGCCAATCTTTACGTTTGTGAAGTCAATAGTTGCAGAATGCCCAGCAGTCCAAGTGAAAATATCTGCGCTTGATGAATCAATAGTTATAGATGCTCCAGAAGTCACAGCACTTGCAGCCGTGTATCTATCCTCTAAAACATCGTGTGTTACTTTAGTTAATGCCATTTATTTATTTTTTACAAAGTTACTAATTTCCAATTTTGTGTTTCTTCATCCCACTCGTATGTTTCACCATCTGTTGGGTACTCAACTGGTGCTTCCCATAAACAGCTATTTTCATTTAAAACCCAGCTATCAAATGGTTTTGGAGGGATAAAAGCATCACGAAATTCATCGTATGTATATCCTACCCCTGCATAGTTTTTTCTAAAAGGAGTACCACCATTTGTGTGTACTCCACCTCTTGTGTTATAAGAGGTACGTTTACAGACTTGCTCTCTAATATTGCCATAGTGGATTTCCCAGTTTTTTACTCCATCCGTTTCGTCTTTACCGACTATCACTTC